ATCTTTGTTGGACAAAAAAACCTGGATTTTTATTTTGGGAGAAATCTGATCAAGCCACTTACCATTAAATTTGTTTTTGATAATATCATAAAATTGTTCCAGAGTGTAAAAACCTACAATTAGACTATAAACCAGAAGTAACATTGACATATGTTGTTTTTTGGATTTGTTATCGTGTACTTTTGCCATCTTAATAATATAATGAGTATAGTTTTTATGTTCAGGTAAATGAGCGTGGTCAAGTACAAGATTTTCGGCTGAAAAGTTTGTGAATGAATTAATCCAATACACGGTTTGTTTATGTTTAACAATGGTAAGTCTACGGTTGACTTCAGTTTCATGTTTCATTAAACAAAATGTGTCAATATCAGGGTGAGGATAAAAAGACTTTAAAAATTCTTTGGCAGTGGCACCATTACCTTTGTGTAAAATGTTACACTTAGAAAAATGATTACTTTTGTAAAAGGCAGAGGCAACTTCCGGATACGTATACTGTTTGGCGAACGCTAACTGTTTAATTTTTGTTGACAAAAATGTTTTATCAGATTTATGTAAAAAAAGATGTTCCATTACTGCTTCAGAAATCTCATTAAAAACCTTTAGATTATCAGGACGTTTAAGAGAAGAGAAAAATAAAGGGTTACCTTTATCGTACACGCCTAGGGCAGTATTGATGATTTTGTCAATGATTTGTTGGTTAACATTGACATCTGCTCCAGACATGGTTGACTGTGTTTTTGTAAACGGAGCAGGAAGAGCTCGAGCAATTGCTAATGTTTGCTCGTTTTGCATAAAAGATATTAATTTCTCTTTGTCACAGGTGCTTAAATGTGACAAGTACGTCAAAAAGAAGCAGGAAGTGATAGTAGGTATCAGGCCAAACAGTTTAACAATTTCAGACTGATGTCTCTCTTCCACAGTGGTACAAATGTTATCCTCAAATCTTTTTTTATCTGCCAGTACTTCTAGTATATCTGAGGGTAATTTTTTGGAATTAATAGCACGCACAATTACATCCTCAGTGACAAAAATGCGGGCAGATAAACGGTACATATTGATCAAAACAGCTTTTTTAAAATATTTAGAGTAACGAACTTTGCATTCATCGGATATCTTAGCTTCTTTGATACAGCTAATCTTTACACAAGATAAATCAAAGCATTCAGAACTTTTAACATCAACACAATCGTAGTGACAAATGTAAACCAAAGTGGTTTGGCAATTTAAACTTGACATTATATTAGAAATGCTACTCAAAGGAGTAGGATTGTCCATAAATAACCTAGGAAACATTTCAGTTGACAAATTTACCAAGCTCGAAGACTGATTAGAAGGAGCGGCAATATAAACATTTTCAGTTATCTCGCTAATGACTTCTACTTTTTCAATTTCACTGAACACTTCAACTTCACTAACCACTACTCCAGGATCACAAATGTCATCTTGTTTTTGTGTTTCCACCAAAGGATCTGCAGAAACTGCATCTTCTTGAGGAGTGGGAGAGATATTAGATGAAAGTGCTGATAAAGGTGACACTGAACGTGAGGAACGGGAGCTCCTGCTTGGGCTAGCAACAGAAACGCCTTCTGGACAAACATTTTCCTCATTTGTTTTTAATTTCTTTGATTTAACGTTTTTACGTTTGGCATTAGTAGTCTTGCGTTTGACACCACTACGCAGTTTGCGAGGCACTGCCACGTCGCTGGTTTCTGGTACCATGTTATTTTCACAAACGTTTGTCAAATCTTCACCGCGAGGCATATTAGAATGCAACCGTGGTACGTTCGACTGCTCGAAAGCCGCGGGCGTAACTGAAGTAGCGATGTGATTTGTATTCAACGATTCCGGCAGCATTGACTCATACCAAAAAGCGGTTCCAACGACGTTAACTGTTGGATCATCGTTATCTTGAAGAAATGATAAAATGTGTGAGTAGTCTTCATTTAAAACCTCGCTTGTGTGTTCAGGCGTAGTTAGAGGCTGAGTCAAAGGGATAGGCGTATTATCAATCAAAATATTTTCTTCAATTTCATCTGCCCGGAAAGTTGTCACATATTCCGCGATGTTTGCACTTTGCGGCATTATTCCAGGAAATAATTCAAGGCGCGGTTGCGTATCGTTTGCCATTCCGACTTCGATTGATAGCAAAAAAGTATTTGATTACCAGGTATCTACCGATGACTACGAGGATATCAAGACTGTGTTTGTCACGGGGCTAGATATTAACATTCACATGTACTTTAACACTGACTCTGATAACAAAGATAATACCAACTCACATGACAGCGGTGATTACTTTATCACTTTGTTACGAATGCCATTTATATCTTGCAGATTAATCGACGATAAGTATTTCTCAAATCCTTTGTTGCCGGTACGTTACACTGACACACAAGGACTTTCTGATGTTTGGCACATTTTAGGAGTGAAAAAAAATGCACAGAACCGAAACTTTAAAAACTTAATCGGTGTCACAATTAACGGAACGTTTTATCAAAAACAAGTCTATAGATTGTCTGGCCGAATTTCAAAAGAATTTTATCAGACACTAGCCATGACAATGGTAGCAGCCTCTTCACAAGCGAGATCAATAACAAATGAACAAATTGATTTTAATTTCGACGATATTATAATAAACCACATCTAACCAAATCACGTATAATGAACAATATGGGCCCTCAAGTGACGGATGTGCGTGACTACAATAATAAGTTCCTGTGCAACCTACCCATGCATCCTGTATCAATGTTAGCGGGTATGCATTTGTATAGGTCTAAATCGAATTGTTCGTTCATGGCACAAAACAATTTAGTAGCAGAAGGACACGTATAATAGGCATTACAATCAAACGGATCACTGTTGAGACCTACATAACCATCGGGACACACCTGGGAGTCCAAAACTTTCTTTTGAATCGTTTGAAGTTGAAAGTAAATAACAATTTTTAAAATAATAAATGCAATTAACAAAAACAACGCAAATTCCATTTAATTCGTTTATTAAAGTACTAAATTTCTACGGCAGTTGGACAACTCGACTTTATAATTAATCTTACTGCTTAACAAATTTTTGAACGCATTACATCTGTTATAGATTAAAGAATGATCCAATAAACTAGCACTATAAGTTAAAGCTCCTTCTGTGGCGTACAAAATCAAATGTATGTACGCGTGTTCACACTCCTGGTATAACTCCAAGAAACGTGTTGCGTCTTCTTCACTGAACATCGCCTGACACGGTTCCACTCGACGGCGGTCGCTGCCAATTACAGCCTGATAAACGCGATCAACGCCCGTCAGTTGCTCGCTTTCCGGTGCGCTGTAGACATCAATGTCTTTTTCAAATAGTCTCAAAAAATATTCGCGGCTTATATAGCCGATAAAACACCTGGAGCCAGTTGCATCGCGTTCTTCGCGAAAATAAATACCTTCACCAGGAATAGTTTTGTCATAGTTGTTTAATATAAAGTAGCCGACGGGGACCAAGGTTGGAGTGGCTGGTTTTGACACGTAATGTATGTACTGCATGGTGGCACTAATTAATTGTTTAATAGGTTCTTGTTCATTTTCAGTTTTAGCTCTAAATAAATATTTCAAATCATTTAAACGTAAATTAATTATCCGTTCCATGTAACCAGCAAATATAGCTAACATGTCCCGTTTTTTGCTGAGCTGACCGGCAAGCATGGTTTTTCTTTCTAAATCTTGAACGTCATGTTCATGTTCAATTTTTTTGTTACAGATTTCAGTTACTGTGCGCAACTTAGGCGGAGGACACGCCATTATGAAAAAAGTGAACAACAAGACGCTGCAACACTACGACAAGATAATAAACAATTTAATTATTTCGTACAATATATCTCAGAAGATGACAAACACAACCTCTGAATTAAAATGTAAAATACTTTATATATTACAAAGTATTGATTGGGGCAAATCTTTCAAAAGTGCAGCAGAAAACCTGGATTATCTTCTAAGCAACGGCGTAGAAAAATGGAATAAGAAAATTACTGAAACATGGAAACCGCCAAAATTATCAGCACTATATGAAGGTAAAGCCAAGACAGGCGACGATTTTCATTATTTAACAGGTTCTGTTTGTTTAATAAAAAAACGAAACAAGAAATTTCTAATCAAACTAAGCAAAACATACTTATTGAAAAAATCTTATGGTATCACAGCAGGAAAAACTAATTACAATAGGTACAAAAGTTGTTGTCAACGTATCGTAAAGCAGTATTGTAATTATCTAACGAACATTGTCGTAAAATACTACTTTTAATAATAAAGTTTAACAATTAATGTGTAGTTTTACTACGTTGTCCTTGGTAAAGTGTTAACATTAACTAAAGGATTGGTTCTCATTGCTGTACCTAATGGATTTATAAGCGCATTATTAGGGGCGGCATTTGGTGAGCTACTATTACCACCACTGCTGTTTTGTACCAAAGTGGCAATCATAAATATGATCACTACCACTATTAACACTATAAATAACATTCTATCTGTAGTCATTTCCCTAAAACCGCTAGTCAAACGACCACCCCTTGTTCCGGTAAAAGCATCATCAGCCATATTTATCTATCTAGCAAAGTAAAAAGTGTTTTTAGTAAAGTATTTTCAACCCAAGGGTTTCGGAGTTGGGATAAATCCAAATAATGCTCAAAAGGACCTCTTATTAGAACATACACGGGAACGTCTGATCTTAAAGGTGGTTGCAATTTTGTTTCTAGCAAATAGATATCGTTTTTTACCTTATAAATTTTATTGTCCACACCCCAACCACCTGTGCGATAAGTTATATAAAAGTCATTCATTTCGTAAACTTTTTTGGATCCGAATAAACAACTGTTTGCCAAGATCATAAATGTAACTTTGTTATCGTTTTCCAGATATAAAAATGCATTAGGTAAGCCTTTAATTTGATAAAAATTTTCATCTATATAATAACAAAGATGGGTGCGACTTAAAGGAATTTTTTTCTTTTGGACAGTGGCCACACGCACTTTGTTACAGGCGTATCTGTCAATGATACATTCCACATGAGGAGGCGCTACATTTTTGTTTCTAAAAGGCAATATTTCTTTGTATATTGATGTGACAGTAATATACTTTAGTAATTCTTCGCTAATGTCATCTGGAAAGGTGGCGTCGTATATGTAATCGCGTTGTATGTATTTGACATAACTAAATCCACCGTCCAGTTCATCTCTAACTAAATCGGAAATAGCTTCAAAACAGGAAGTATTAACCACGCGAGACAAAACAACATTGTTTGTATGTGGTTTGAGCACCAAACCTTTGTAAAAGTTAAGAAAACGTCCGGTAAATGTATAATTTTTTTGGGAGAAGTGGTTAGCTAGAGTATCACCGATTAGATATAATCTCAATGCAAAAAAGCTAACATATTCCGCATTGTAGCAATATTCAATACCCAACCAATCAATGTACGACGGACCAAAAATATAGCCGTCTTTGCCGCCCATAACAGTGCTGCGTTCCGTAGTAACATGATATGAATCAGGAAACAGTTTCTTTAACACACGGGCTAATCTAATTAAGCTTGAACTAACGTTTTCGGGTTGAACAAAAAAGTTTGTGGCATACACGGGCACTCCATCTTCCAAAACAAATGTCTGGTCGTATGATAAAATATTCCATGGTTGACGTTTGTATATATATTTAAATTGGGGCTTAACAAACTTATAAAGATGCGAACCAGTGACAGGAGTATGAAGATGGGATAGGTTTATTCGTTTCAAAAAAGACGTATAAGACGTACAAAAATCCTCTGACAACTCGTTGGGTGTGTTTAAATATAAGCGAATAAAAGCAGTCGCTTCATTGGGGACGTCAACTAGATCATCTTCTGTAATGTCGAAATACGTAGCTATAAACAAATATTTGTACAGGGAAGGGTCTAGAGTAGACATACTTGTGACACTATTATATTGCAATATTTTATTCAGTTAAATATAAACAATAAAAAATACAATATATAGCTTACAAAAAGGACAGAACGAAAAGAAGTCGTTTTATAATTAAATTATCCTTTAGATCGCACCGCTTTGGTACCAAGACGAGATTCGGTTTGATATCATTACGGGATGGGTTTTTTATTGCGGGTTAAGATTCAGTCCGACATACTCCTGGAAGCGATCGGCCGTAGGCGTGTTAGGGAAGCACAGCTCCTTACAATATAATAACTATTCATTCGATTGAGGGATCCAATATATAGATTGTTACAAACAGAAAATCTCCAAGCACAAAGTCATACCCATACCAAAGTGGACCTCCATAACATTGTCCGCATCCGAATCCTTGTGACAGGAGTCTGATGCGGTGAGATGGCATGACAAAGTTTCGACTTTGGTATGACAAACC